CATAGCCAGAGCCAGAGCCATCGCCATAGCCATAGCCATAGCCAGAGCCATAGCCAGAGCCAGAGCCAGAGCCATCGCCAGAGCCATCGCCAGAGCCAGAGCCATCGCCATAGCCAATATTTAGAAACTGTTTTATTCTATCTTCCATTACCTTTCCCATACCGGTACACTTTCAATAGATTTTACAGCTTTATCCGAACACGGGATAATTTCAATCACATCCAAAATCTCTATCTCTGGAACCGTAACTGTGAATTTGCATTCAGATGGGGTAGTCGTACCATTAACTGCTAATTGAGATATACTAGCAGCACCATCCCAATACCACAACCTACGACAATTTGCGAGCTTAACCTCACTACCATTTCTTTCTACTAACTCTCCGAAAAATACACCGGAACGATCTCCTCTTACAATTACTTTTTTCATAACTATATATATTATTAAAGTGGTTAATCGAAATAAATAAAGCGCCTATCCTCACGAACTGACGCCTCCGAAAAGTTTATTGCATCAAAATTTTGTTCCTAGATACCGAACCAACGGACACTAGGATTAGAACATGTATAACTCAAATACAGAGGCTTGCACTCTACGACATCATGGGGTGTCGGCATTGGGTTAATTAATAAATGAATGGTTATTTACGATTCTTTAAAATCTCCAAAACCTTTTTCTTGTCAATCATTATTGTACGGCCTTCTTGAATTATAGCTTTGTCTATTTTACCACTCAATTTGAGATTTTTAGCTTTACAAATAGAGCAGTCTAATAAAGAAGCGAGTCCTTTATATCCATATACATACTCTTCCTCTTCAACTATTTGGGGCTTTGGAACTAAGCTTTCAAATAAATTTTTAAATTCTCCAACTGTTAATTTAAACAGAGGGGTATCATCCAATATTCTTTCTACTCCAATCATTGTTAAATCCTCCTTACTCTTACAATGGTTTCTATTCTGGTTCTTCTTCCCCTCCTTATATCACCTTGTTCATGTAAAAGCGAGAAGGAAAATATACCAATAAACACCCAAGCGGCAGACGCACGAACTACAGGTGAAAAATCAAAAGAAAACTCTATACCAGAAAGTCTTTCATAAAATTTACGGCACAGCTCACGGCCGTTTTTAACTCGAAGAATTTGAAAAGCTTTCTGTAACTGATTATTAATAGTGCTAGATGCTCTACACTTTATTTCAGCAATTTCTTCTTTCTCCAGTCCTGAAATGTACATTTGAGTAGTAAGTTCACACTCTGGAGTAAGTTCAGTCAATATTCTTTGCATAACCGTTAAACTTTAAAATTACTTCAATCGAATAATAGAAGTATATCCCGGATGCTCTGTTTTTGAAACCCGGAACATCAGATCCATGTTGGCTTTTAATTTATTGACCAGCCTGGCTTCCCGATTTCGCCTAACAGCTTCCGATTTAATACCGGTGTGCCGTGATTCGTCAAAAGGCACTTTATAAATATCTCCCACTTTCATCATATCGAATAACTTAGTTGTTCGATATTTTTCGTCAACTATAATTTCTTTTTCCATAATATTTTTATTTATATTTATTTGTGGACAATAAAGGAATCGAACCTTTTTCTCACCCGTGCGAGTGCGTTCTAACCATTAAACTAATTGCCCGTTTGCCTGTATCACGTCAGATACAGGACTTAATCGACACGAATTTTCACACATAAAACAGCTATTCTCCCGAACCGCATACCTATATCACTTTTCTCTCTTTAGTCTTTTTTGGTGCTTTTCCATATATATGGAACATAATGCAAATACAGCAAACGAAAGCCAGAAGACAATATTCATTTCGTTTGCAAGCAATATTGTTAATGCGAACGATATTGCCCAAATTGCTAATAGTGGAGTAAGATTAATTATTTGATTATTATTGTGGAGAATCTTGGATTTGCACCAAGATGAGTTGTCAAGCTCGCCACATCTAAGGTTGACATTCCTATTATCGAGTGGTGCGTCTACTGATTCCGCCAATTCTCCTTATTAAAGTGCACTATCTTCGCAGACCGTACACTATACAACACAAACACAAAATAAAAATTACAAAACAAAAGTTTGTCTCTGGAATTATTTAAACTTATTTTTTACCCAAAATCAATAACATACGGTACAATATCACTTATTTCAGCAATATTATTGCCATTGTCATCTTTTACAAGAAATTTACCTGGGAAAAACATTCCATCCGTATCTTCATAACCAGGAATACGTTGTATTTCTGAAACTACTTTTCCATGAGTCCTATCGCCTACTTGGTAAACTTCAGCTCCGGTACTGCATACAATCGAAATTCTAATAATATTATCCATAATAGTCATATTTTAGTTAGTGCCCCGATAATCTCTCTATGATCTTTTCAACGGAGTTATCAGTTACTATCTTCACTGCATAACCGTTCGAGGCATTTATTAACTTACTCACGTTGCTTCCTTCCGCTCATATCATCGCTGGTCGGCTATTACGCTATACTCCGCCTCGGCTATAATGCTTATTAGCGCAGGCTACTTTAACGTGCCCTGAACACGGCTTCATTTTTGAGGGTTAAGCCTCCCATCCCGAATTAGGAGTCATCGGTTTACCGTTGTGCCCTGAAAGCGTTTCGCTCGCTTCTTTCGTAGATTCTAACCTAACAGAGCTACTTGTTTACTTATCAAACTTAAAACGTAAATTATCACATCCTTTTTAGACTTATTGATGGCAGTCAATTGTTGAGCGGTCACTTCATCTACTACTGCCAATTTCCTTATATACTTTCGATTGAAAGTTAATCCCTCTTTTATCTGTTCTGTACTCATAATTACCTCCAAGAGCTATCATAGTTAGTATATTTATCGGCAAAGAACGCTTTCAATACATTTCCCTTGCTTGCATTGAACACCGGCTTGAAAGACTTCTTTTCCTCTTCAACCTCTCTGTATTCTTTTTGCTGTCTCTTTGCCAGAAACCAAGCCTTTTTCAAAGCTTCACTCAAAGAGATACGACGATACGCCTTCAAGATGTGAGCGTGTTTCATTATCTCACTGTTATTGAATTTTCCGGTTTCTGTCAAAAATGTAAATGCGTTCATAATCGTATCTTTTTAATTTTAATATAAATGTACTATTGCGAATCATTTCAAAGTTGCGTATCTTTGTAACGTTTCGAGGATGCAAATATACTGATTTAATTTCAGTAATCAAGAGTTGTACTGAATTTATTTCAGCATAAAACATTATTTAACTATTAAGAGTGGATTACACATTATTATATTATGAAACAGAATATAGCTTTAGGATTTAGTGCTGTTGCCACTGTGATAAGTATTATTGCAATATGCGCAGCAAACCCAAACAAGCCAGAATTAGGCTTTGATTACCAAGGAATACTAATCGGCATTCTCTCTTTGTTAACTACTGTATTATTAGCATTTGTAGGAGGAAGTTATTTCTTTCAAAGCAGAGTGATAGATAAAAAAATAAAAGAAATGTCTAATGGAAATAAGTATGCTATTGCTGAAAACATGTTCTATAATGGATATAGCGGAATGATGACTTCAGGGGTATATTATGAGCAATTTATCACCTCACTTAAAACAGCTATTGCAGCCATTAATATGCACTTTTCTGAAGAAAAAACAGAATTACTATGCGAGATAATAAAAGAACGTTTTAATTTATACGAAGGTTGGGAATCAAAAATTATCGAAGAGTTAGAAAAGGTAAAATATAAATCTTTAGCAATAAGTGAATGTATTAAGTTACTCCAAAATAAAAAAGTATGATATCACCATCCACACATATAATGTACACAACGATATTAATATCAAGAAAGGGCAAAGGCTTATCAATCCTATTAAAAGAAAAATAGTAGGTATTGATGTTGCAAATATCCATGGATATTTTTCATACTCTCTTTTGAATTTAAGTTTCATAGTTTTGGGGATTAACTGTTATTAATTGAAAAAATATCCGCAATAGGTTGCAGCTACTACGGATACCATATATTAAACCTCTTGTGAGGAAAGTTTAACCACTTTGTCTCTGTAACATCTGCAACTTGTTACGATGCAAATATACAGAAATAAATTCAGTATGACAACAAAAGATAGATTAATAACATTTCTTGCATATATAAATATAAGTCAAGGAAAATTCGAAAAGGGGGTTGGTTTATCAACTGGTTTTGTTAATAATGTAGGAGACAGTATAAGAAAATCTACTCTTGATAAAATTTCCTCTGTATATCCTGAATTAAATACAGCATGGCTACTCACAGGCGTTGGAAATATGATAAATGAAAATAAAAACAACGTAGGAAGAGATAACTATGGTGTGCAAGGAAACGGTTCTCAAAATATTTCAGGCAACATGGTCAACGTAACTATGCCCGAATCCGGTACACAAAAAATTATTAAGCCCACCGGTGAAGTTGAAATACAGCGACTAGACCCAAGCGACAAATCAAACTCGGGAGAGCTCGATAGGCTACAACAGCGTATTCAGGATTTAGAAAGAATCATATCTGAAAAAGACGCTACAATAAAGTCTAAGGATGATTTAATATGTGTTTTAAAAGATATGCTCAATAGGCTGTAGTATATTAGGTTTAGGTTATGTTTTATTTGTAAAATAATAGAACAGGCAAATTACAAAAAAGTTGAAGAAAATCAATAGAGAAAGTAACAAATTATCATAATTTAAACGCAATAAGCAATAATAGAATACATTAATCAACAAAAATGCTATATATTAAAACTAGCTGACGGCATTTTATATAAAAGCTATGAATATAAAAAGAAACTGCATATTCCTTTTAGACAAAGAGAAAGACAAACTGGATGCAAAAATTCGCTACAGGATAAAGTGGGACGGAAATACGGTTGCATTTAACGTCGGGCATCGTATAGACATAGACAAATGGATACCAGATGCACAGCGATGCAAGAATAACACAACCCATGGAATCAAGAAAACGCATTCCTCTATTATTAATAGGGATATTCAAAAATATCAAGATATATGCGATACAGTCTTTTTTTATTTCGAACAGCAAAACATATCTCCAAGTCCTGAAGAATTTAAGAATGAGTTTAACCAAAGGCTTGGCAAAAAAGTGAAGCCGGAACGGACTATTTTTGAATATCATATAGAGTTTATGATAGAACAAGGTCACGAAAGCCAATGGAGTGAATCCACATACAAAGAGCATAGAACAATACAACGTAGACTGAAAGAGTTTGCTCCTAAATTAGAGTTTGAGGATTTAACCCAGAAAGGGCTTTCCAAATTTGTTGACTACCTGCAAACGATACAAGTCAATTCAAAGAAAAAGGGGTTAAAGAATTCCAGTATAAGAAAGAACCTAGACAATTTAAAATGGTTTCTCCGGTGGGCTACCAATAAAGGATATAACAAAGAAATGGCTTTTACGACCTTTCAGCCGAAATTGAAGGAGGTTAAGAATACGATTGTTTACCTTACATGGGAAGAATTGATGACGGTATATAATTTCAAGGCTCCTATAACTTGTTCTCACCTAGAAAAAGTGAAAGACGTATTTTGTTTCTGCTGTTTTACTTCATTGAGATATTCAGACGTTGCAAATCTTAAAAGGACAAACGTATTTGAAGATCACATACAGGTAACGACTATCAAGACTTATGAGACATTAAGGATCGAATTAAACGACTATTCAAAAGCAATATTAGAGAAATATAAAGACGAGACATACGAAGATAATTTAGCTCTCCCTGTTATATCTAACCAAAAGATGAATGACGGTCTTAAAGAGTTAGGAGAATTATGCGGCATAGATGAGCCTGTATCTATCACTTATTATAAAGGAGGGGAACGATATGATGAAACTTATAAGAAATACGAGCTTCTGACTACACACTGCGGAAGAAGGACTTTTATAAGCAATGCCATCATGTTAGGTATTGCCCCTGAAATTGTAATGAAATGGACTGGACATGAAGATTACCGAACGATGAAGCCATACATAGCCATTGCGGACAAAGCTAAGAAAGATGCGATGGATTTATTCAATAAAAAATAGTCCCCGGCACAAAAAACGGGGACCAAATCAGGGACTTTTTAATTACCGATACTAGCCTATAATATCTATAACATATTCATATAAGGCATATATAATCCCATAATAACTGGCATTTACTTTTACTACTTTACATTAGGCTTCTCGTACCCACTACCAAAGAAAAAGAGGAAATGCAGTTTAACTACATTTCCTCTTTTTCTTTATAGATCTCGAAATAAGATTCCTTATCAATCCTCAACCGGACTCTATCCTCCCTTTTCTGCCCTGCCAGATTCACAAACAGATTGAAATACAGTTGGCTGAAAGAAAGGTTGGAACGATCATAAGTAATATCAAATGTCCAGGTTCTACGAAAAGAATCGAATGTTGCATACGATTGCTCACCCCCTTTACACATAAACACTTCCGGGAAAGACGTAGGAGGATAAGGCTGGAATAAACCCGCTAATTGAGCATAAATATAGTCAATCATCCATTCGTCTCCTGTTAAAGTCAATTCTCCCTTTAAACGGAGCTTGATGGCATAACTGGCAGTCACGTCGGACGAAGTATAAACAGGAACCTGGCTTTCTGCCGGATAGTTGCCGTCTTTATATCCAAGACTCATCGTTAGTTTGGATAGACCGACGCCATTAAAGCCACTCACCTCCTGATCTGCCAACCGGTTTTTCAGACTGACCATGAATGTCAGTTTACCGAGCGTCGGATCACCCGGATATTGTGCAAGCGTGTCCAGTACATAATCTTCGGTATTGTAACTACGGGTTATTAAATCACCCTTTCCAGCCTCCAAAGCCGGACCGCCTCTTTCCACATCCACGTTGCCAACCGGATAATAAATAGCATCATTATCCCTTACGCAACCACTCAAACAGAACAGCAACACTGCCAAGCCTATTATCTTATTCATTATCATCATACCTCTTGATTTTGCGGACAAAGATACATCTTTTTTATACCACACTTGATTTATGTCAACCGTTTTTAGTATTTTTGCACACATCAAGACAGAAAAGACATGGATACATTATTAAGAGAGACTGTAAATGCTGTTGTAAATTCCCGCTTTCCGGAAATGAGTATAGAAGGAAGACGACAGATAGAAAGTATACTGATTCGTGAAGAATTTCCCAAAGGAGCAATAGCGCTGAATGAAGGAGAAGTAGCTCATGAAATCGTATTTGTCGGCAAAGGGATGCTTAGGCAGTACTATTACAAGAATGGGAAAGACGTGACCGAACATTTCTCATACGAAGGATGTATCGTGATGTGCATTGAGAGTTTTCTGAAACAAGTACCCACCCGGCTAATCGTGGAAACGCTCGAACCTTCCATTATCTACCTGTTCCCTCGCGACATGATACAAAAATTGGCAAAAGAGAACTGGGAAATCAATATGTTCTACCAAAAGATACTGGAATACTCCTTGATTGTGTCACAGATTAAAGCAGACTCCTGGCGCTTTGAATCCGCCCGCGAACGCTATAACCTCCTGCTCGAAACACATCCGGAAATTATCAAACGTGCACCTCTGGCACACATTGCCTCTTATCTTTTGATGACACCGGAAACACTAAGCCGTGTGCGCTCCGGTGTTCTATGATTTTAGCGGCTTTTCCGGTATTCTTTAGGAGACATACCAGTGTAATGCTTGAAATACTTTCCAAAGAACGACTGGTTGGCAAAATTCAGCCGATCGGCAATCTCTTGTATATTCATACTTGAAGAATTCAGAAGTGCTTTCGCTTCCAGAATCACCAGTTCGTCTATCCACTCCCCCACCGTTTTTCCGCTGACCTCTTTTACTACTCCCGAAAGATGCTTCGGCGTCAGACACAACTGGTCAGCATAGAATTTCACGCTCCGTTCAGACTGGTAAGACTCCACTAAAGACTCATAAAAACGTTCGAAAATATATTCTTTCCGGCTTTTATTTTTCATGGTAGTAGCATTGGCTGGCGCATGATTGGTAAAGATATTACAAAGTTCAAAAAAGAACCCTTGCATCAAGCCCATTACCACTTCTTTACGATATAAAGCCTCCTTATTCTTCAACCGTTTTCTGATAAATGCATGATATTCCTTCACAGTCTCCTGCTCCTGCGGTGTAAGATTAAAACACGGGTAATCTTTCAGATAAAAGAATAAGGAAAGCACATTACTGATCTTAGGCAATGTCTCCAACAAGTTCTTCGACACAGCAAAGAATATCGCTTTAAAGTCGGAACTGAAACACCGCTGTTCGACAATCTGATTAGGCAGCGCGATCACCATTAATCCGGGGAACAGTTGAAACTCACGCAAACTAATATTAAAAGTACCAATACCTTCCAGGCAAAGACCTACCGTCAACACCTCCAGTTTAGTCGGTCCATTATACAACGATATAACGCTCTCCGTATCGAAGAGCGCTATATCGTTATCAACAACATCAATGTTGTCAGAATCTATATGTTTAGAATGAACTACCGAAGAAATACCTACTTTGGGAACATTTTGAATATACATACTCTCTCTTTTTTGCGACAAATATACCAGCATTTAATCAGATATACAAGCCGTTCAAGAGTATTATCAGACATAATGAACACTTTTAGTTACTTATTGAACAGACCGGAATAAATATTCAGAATCACGTTGGGCAGCCGGCACTGTCCATTTCTCCGGAACAAACTTCCACTGATTCAGGGCTTTGGGATCCATCGTACCTTTCTTTTCGATATAATTCATCAAATAGAAACGAAGATCTTTATCCGTAGAGAAAATTATGCGGTCCTTCAAATCCTCCTGCGGAATACCCGATCCTTTCGTCAACAGTTCTCCACCACCATTACCACGATAAGAATTTAAGGCCACTTTATATATCTTATCCATACGGAAAGGAGAACCGTCCGCCATGCTCGTAATCGTAATCTTTTCTCCCTTCGGTTTTGTCACGTCCACCGTATAAATAATGCCGGAAGCCGAGTCGAAATTAAAACTGAAGTTCTGGAAAGAAGCCCTGTCTTCCGCACCTTCCCGAGGTTTCTTCTTGAACCAGAGCAGATGATCTTCCGGTGACTTCATCCGGTTCGTCCACATATAATAAGACATCTCCAGAAAATCCTTAATCTCCTTTCCGGACAGAGTCATCACATACAGCATATTCTCATACTTATACAAGTTGAACATATCACTGACAAACACATCCCCCTTCTTTATCTCCGCATCAAACGAAAGCGGAGCGGCAAAAGAGATGTCAGCTCCGGTTATATCGAGCTGTAAAGTATGTATCAAATCAATAA